GAGCAATACCGTTGGTCATGGAAAAAGCAATGGGAGCCATGACAGGCATACCATTTCTTGGAAACATGTTACCAAAGAGAACAAACGAATTATTAGGTGATCTAAGTTATTTAGATTACAGACCAACTAGATTAATGAATTACCCAGAGGGATTTGCTTTTGATGATGGTAATGAAGATCTGTTAGGGCTTATAGAATCTATTGATCCTTACGAAGCAAACTACAGACAATTCTTCCCAATGCAAGTACCAGATTACTTCTACCAGTTTATGGATAACGAAATGTTACCATACATATTGGGTATGAGATAATGAGCAATAGAGAAGATTATATTAGAAGTTTGTATGGTGGATCCTCATCTGGGTCATCGACAGGTACATCAGTTGGTGCCGTAGGTGGTTATACGCCTCCATCAGGAGGAGGATCAGGCACAAATTATGGTAGCAATGTAGGTACAAGTGGTGTAGGCACAAATGTAAGTGGTATTGCAGATAAAGAAGAATATAAATTTATTAAAGATCCCAAAGCAGATGAAGATGCAGGGGTATATCAAGCAAATCAAACTTTATTTGATACATTAAAAGACACATATACTTCTCCAACAGATACATACGGAACAGGTTCAGGTTTAGATTTTGTAACCGTTGATGCAGGCACTGTAGAAGATTTAGGTTTTTTTGATGAAAGAATAGGAGATGAAAAAAATCCACTTTTTTTATCTGATGAACTTTTAAAATTTTATGGAGTAGATCCTAATGCTTTTGGTATAGGATCAGGAAGTTTAAGTATTCCAAAAGAGTTATACCAGATGATAGCTGAGGGTAGTATTGTCACCCCTATGGAGGCCATGCAATCAGGAGAATCTGGTATAGGAACTTTTTCAGATCTTGAAGCTGGTGTTCATCCCTTGTTAGGTAGTATAAATAAATATTATGGAATTATGAGCGGCAGTTCTTTTCCACAACCTGCAACAGGAGGTGGAGGTGGATCAATCACCCCAGGTGGAGGTGGTAGCAGTTATGGAGCTTATTTAGGAGCTGGGATGCCAATGTCACCAAAACAATTAGGTGATGCAGAAAAGATACCAGGACAATTACGTTTACTTCAGTACATGGTTAATGTACATAGAGGTAATCCATATACAAAAATGGCCATGCGTAAAAAAGACGGTGGCTTAGCAAGCATAGTAGGAGATTAACATGTGGCAATTATTAGCAAAACCATTATTAGGCGTAGCCGTAGATGGAATCAAAGGCTTTGTAGAGACAAAAAAATTAAAGGGCGAAGTTAAGATAGCCCAAATTAAAGCAGAAAAGAAAAAACAAGAAGACATCGCTGCCGGAAAAATTAAGTGGGAGGCAGCAGCTGTAGATCAAATGAAAGGAAGCTGGAAAGATGAACTAATTTTAATTTGCCTACTGGCGCCTGCAATTGCAGTTTTCGTGCCTGGTTGGACACCACACATAAAAGAAGGTTTTGAAGCCTTGCATTCTTTACCAGATTATTATAAACATTTACTATACTTGGCATGCTCAGTAAGCTTTGGGGTCAAAGCTGGTCCTGCAGCAATGTCACTATTCAAAAAGGGGAAATAACTATGAAAGGTGATTTAGACAAAGACGGAAAAATGAGCTCTTACGAAAAGAAAAGAGATGCTGCAATTAAAAAAGCTATGGCTGCCAGAAAGAAAAAAGGTGGCAAAGTTGTTGCTAAGAAAAAAGGTGGCGCTGTCAAAAAAATGGGTGGTGGCATGATGAAAAAAGATGATAAAATGATGGGCTACAAAGCTGGTGGGTTAAAAGCAGCAGCTCAAAAATTAAAAGCTCAAAAAATGAGAAGAGGAGGCATCAAGAGAAAATAATGGGTAAACTATGTCCTAGAGGTAAAGCAGCAGCAAAGCGTAAGTTCAAGGTATATCCTAGTGCTTATGCAAACATGTACGCCTCTGCCGTCTGTTCTGGTAAAGTAACACCAGGTGGCAAAAAGAAAAAAGCTGCTGGTGGGTACAATAGCAATGGCATATCACAAGCTAGAAAAAAAGTTTCTGGTCAAAGAAAAGTAAATTTTGCAAACGGTGGTGCTAGTATAGTTGCTGCTGGTTGTGGAGCTGTTGATAAAAACAAAAGAAAAGAAACAAAACTTTTTACATAATGGCAAAAAAAGGTCTTAGATCTTGGGTACAAGAAAATTGGGTAGATATAGCCAATAAGAAACCTGATGGATCATATCCTAAATGTGGTAGATCTGGTGGTGAGAAAAGAAAGAAGTATCCTAAATGTGTGCCAATAGCGAAAGCTAGAGCCATGAGCAAAGGGCAGAAAGCATCTGCTGTAAAAAGAAAACAACAAGCTTCTAACACTGGACCAAAACCATCTAATGTGGCAACAATAAAAAAAGCTGCTGGTGGTTACATTGGACCAAACATATCTGGATCTTATGATGGTGTGAAACTATCTAATCCTAGTTACAGAAGCTACTATGCGGGTAGAGTCAAGGAATTTCCTAGCTTTAAAATAAAGTAATGGCTAAAACACCAGCATGGCAAAGAAAAGAGGGTAAAAATCCTTCGGGTGGGTTGAACAGAAAAGGTGTTGCATCTTACCGTGCAGCTAATCCTGGTTCTAAATTAAAGACTGCCGTAACGACAAAACCATCAAAATTAAAGAAAGGCTCTAAAGCTGCAAAAAGACGTAAATCGTTTTGTGCAAGAATGGAGGGTATGAAGAAGAGAAGAACAAGTGCAAAGACAGCTAGAGATCCTAATTCTAGAATAAATAAATCTTTGCGTAAATGGAACTGTTAGTATATATAGTTTTTGATGAGAAATGAAACTGCGGTTTACATAATTCTAAAAAGAATTAGAAACCGAAAAGAGGAGTTGAAGGAAGTCATAGCAGCTGGATTACCTAGCTGGGATGAATACAATAAAACCGTAGGCGAATACAAGGCCTATGCAATAATGGAACAGGAGATTCAAGACCTGCAGAAAGACGAGGAAGATAATGACGGACAAGGAACTACCAAAACGTAGATTTGCGTTAGAAGAAAAAGATTTGTCAGTAGAAGCTGACGAAAACAACAAAGTAGCAGAAGAAAAAGAAAATAGATTTCTTAAAAAAATACAAGAAGATGCTACAAAAGACATAGAACACTTACCTACAGAAAAAGTATTAGAACGATTGCCAGACCCAACAGGTTGGCGTTTGTTAGTTTTACCATACAAAGGACAAGGTAAAACAAAAGGTGGTGTAATATTAGCTGATCAAACAATGGAAGAGCGTGGCTATACAACAGTCACAGGATTGGTTCTTAAAATGGGACCAGAATGTTATACAGATAAAGAGAGATACCCAAATGGACCTTGGTGCAAAGTAAACGATTGGATTATATTTGGTCGTTATGCTGGATCTAGGTTTGGTATAGAAGGTGGTGAAGTGAGAATACTTAACGAGGACGAGATAATTGCTGTGGTAAAAGACCCAGAGGATATCTTGCAATTTAGATAAACAGGAGGATAAATGCCTGCAGACGCACAACCAAAGGTAGAGACACAAGAATCTGCTGACGCTAAAATGATTGATTTACCATCAGATGGCCCATCAGTTGACGTGGAAATACCGGAGGCAAAAGAAACGGAAGTAGTATCTCAACCACAAGAAGAACAAGAAGTTGTAGTGGAAGAAAGTGCATCTCAAGGAGAGATGGACGACTACGGCAAAAAAGTTCAATCAAGGATTGATAAACTAACTAAAAAACTACGAGAAGCTGAAAGAAGAGAACAAGCTGCAATAGAGTTTGCTCAAGGATTACAATCAGAGCAAACTAAACTGCAACAAAAAGCAAAACTGCTTGACACAGGTTATGTAAATGAATTTGCATCACGTGTCGAAGCGCAAACAGCAGAAGCTAAAAAACAGCTAAAAGACGCTATGGATGTTGGTGATATAGACGCACAAGTAGAAGCACAGCAAAAAATAGCACGTTTAGCCGTGGATGCTGATAGAGCAAAGAAAAGCTTGGATCAACGTGAAAGATTGAAAAAAGAAATGGAAGCACGAGGAGTTGACCCAAATCAGCCACAAATGCCTCAACAAGCTCAACAACCAGTTCAACAACAACCAGCAGCTCCACCTGATCCCAAAGCAGAAGCTTGGGCAGAGAAGAACGAATGGTTTGGAACTGATGAGCCTATGACACTCACATCCTTTTCAATTCATCGAAAATTAGTTGAAGAAGGATTTGACACGAAGTCAGATGAGTATTATAGTGAGATTGACAAAAGAATGAGGGACACGTTTCCTCATAAATTTGAACAAGTTTCTACGCCGACGCAAACTGTTGCTCCTGCAACCAGAAGCACACAGCCAGCCAAGCGCAAAGGTTCTGTGAGACTCACACCGTCACAGGTAGCCATAGCAAAAAAATTAGGTGTGCCACTAAGCGAATATGCGAAATACGTGAAGGAGTAGGCATATGAATACAAATACAAAAACTAAACTACCGTCACGCGAGTCTGAAACCCGAGTTAAAACCGAACGAAGGAAACAATGGGCTCCACCATCACAGTTAGATGCACCACCTGCACCAGCTGGTTTTAAACACCGCTGGATTAGGGCCGAAACAATAGGACAGATGGATTCAAAAAATGTTTCCGCTAGACTACGAGAAGGATGGGAATTTGTGAGAGCAGATGAATATCCGGACATGGAATGGCCACAAATGGAATCAGGTAGATATCAGGGTGTTATCGCTGTTGGAGGTTTGATGCTAGCAAGAATTCCTGAGGAAATTGTTGAGCAACGTAAAGCTTATTTTGCACAAGTAACGCAAGATAAAGATGATGCTGTTGCAAACGATCCACTCAAGGACCAACATCCTAGCATGCCTGTACATAATGAAAGCAGGCGATCTCGCGTAACATTTGGTGGCGGTAAGAAAAACTAATTTTTTCTCCACATAAGTTACACAAAACTAACACATTCAAGGTGAGTGTGTTGTAACAATAACTATGAGGATAAAATCATGGCTAATATTGACGCAGCATTTGGGTTAAGACCAATTGGCAAAGTCGGTAGTGGTGTTCAAAACATGGGTACAACTATGTACACTATTGAGGATAACTACGGCACAGCGATCTTTAAAGGAGATCACGTGCTACAGTCTGGCGGTTACGTAATTAAAGGAACTGCTTCAGGCGCAACTATTCTTGGTGTATTCAATGGTTGTTTCTACATTGACCCAACTAGCAAAAAGCCAACTTACTCAAATTATTATCCAGGGAGCATAAACGTAACCTCTGCAGGTTCGATCTCTGGTTCAACTAATATTGACGCGTATATCTATGATGATCCGTACATGCTTTTTGAAGCTCAATGTGATGGCACAATAGCTAAAACAGATATTGGTAAAAACACTGATACTGTTCTTACTGCAGGCAGCACTGTTAACGGCCTATCTAAAAACGAGATAGACGACTCAACAGAAGCTACTACAGCTGGCTTACAGGTCAAAATCATTGGGATTACGAAAGATCCAGAAAACGATGATGCTTCAAGTGCTAATGCTAACTGGTACGTTATGTTTAACGAACACGTTAAATTAGGCACAGGTATCACTGGAACATAATAGCTAGAGGAGAGATATAATGGCAATTTCAAGAATGCAATTGGTCAAAGAACTCGAACCTGGCTTGAATGCCCTGTTCGGATTAGAATATGACCGATACGAAAACCAGCACACAGAAATCTTTGATACAGAGAATTCTGATCGTGCTTTTGAAGAAGAAGTAATGTTAGGTGGGTTTGGTAACGCAGAAGTAAAACCGGAAGGATCTGGTGTTGTATATGAATCAGCACAGGAAACTTTCACTGCGCGCTACTCACACGAAACAATCGCTTTGGCTTTCTCATTAACTGAAGAAGCCGTAGAGGATAACCTTTACGACAAAATCAGCACAAGATACACAAAAGCGTTAGCACGTTCTATGGCTAACACTAAGCAAATTAAGGCTGCTAACGTTCTTAACAGAGCGTTTAACAGTTCTTTCCTTGGTGGTGATGATAAGGAGCTTTGCGCTACTGATCACCCAACACTTAGTGGAACGCAAAAGAACGAGCTATCGACTGCAGCTGACTTAAACGAAACTTCGCTTGAGCAGATGTTAATTGATATCGCTGACATGAAGGATGAAAGAGGAATGAAAATTGCTCTTAGAGGTATGAAAATGATTATACCTGTAAACCTTCAGTTCGTTGCTGAAAGGTTAATGAAGTCTGCAGGTAGAGTAGGAACTGCTGATAATGACTTAAACGCAGTTAGATCAATGGGAATGGTACCACAAGGTTATGTGGTAAACAACTTCCTAACTGATACTGACGCGTTCTTCATTAAAACAGATGCTCCTA